CGCTCATTTCATCACTCCAATCTAAAATTTAGGTAAGAAAAAAGCAGTCAATCCTAAGACTAACTGCTTTGTGTGTATGGATATGAAATTGTCAAACTGAAAGCTGTTGTTGCTTATCAGGACGATGTGAAAAAAGAAAAATAAGCATTATCTTATTGTCCAAAAACTTATGACAAAAAAAGATGGGATGGTCATACGGACCTTAAATGGAGAAATGTAATGAAAGATAAAAACAAAATGATGCCTCTTAATCTGCAGCTGTTTGCTGAAGACCCGGGAAATGAAGCGAATACTGGCGATGGTCAAGAGAATCAGAACACTCAGGATAACAACGGATCAACTCAGGAACCAAAGACGTTTACCCAGAAAGATGTTGATAAAATTGTTCAGGGAAGAATTGCAAAAGAAAGAAAGTCCTGGGAAAAGCATCTTGAAGATCAGAGAACAGAAGCTCAAAAGCTTGAAAATATGAGTGAAAAAGAGAAAAAGGAATATCAGGAAAGAAAACGAGCAAAAGAACTCGATGACAGAGAAGCAGCAATCACTCGTAGAGAACTGACTGCACAGGCAAAAGTTCAGCTTGCTGATAAGGGTATTCCCACAGAATTGGCTGAAATTCTTAATCTAACAGATGCTGATGCGTGTAAACAGTCCATTGATACAGTTGAGAAGGCTTTTCAGTTTGCTGTTGAAAAGGCTGTTGAAGAGCGTATCAAAGGAAAAGAACCACCTAAAAAGGCACCAGAGAACAGTGCAATTACTATGGATTCTTTGAAAAATATGAGTGCCCAAGAAATCAATAAAAATTGGGATGAAATACAAAAATTAATGAAACAGTAGGAGAATAACAGAATATGTCAGTAGAAAAATTTATTCCACAAATTTGGAGTGCAAGATTATTAAATCACTTAGATAAGAGACACGTATATTTAAATCTTCTTAATAGAGATTATGAAGGAGAAATCAAAAACTTTGGTGATACTGTAAAAGTAAACCAGATTGGTGATATCACTATCAAAGATTATACAAAAGGAACTGATATTGAAGCACCTGAAGACGTGTCTGGTGCACAGCAGGAGTTGAAAATTGACCAGGCAAAGTATTTTAACTTTTCAGTAGATGATGTTGATAATGCCCAAACCAACCCAAAACTAATGGATAAAGCCATGGAGCGTGCAGCATATGCAATGAATGATGTGGTAGATGCATTTGCAGCAAATCTGTTAGCCATTAATGTACATACTGATAATACTATTGGTGATGATACGACTCCAAAAGTTCCAACTAAAGAAACTGCTTATGATTTATTGGTGGATCTTGGTGTTAAATTAACAGAAGCAAATGTTCCTACAGTCGGGCGCTGGGTAGTCATTCCAGCATGGTATCATGGCTTATTGTTAAAGGACCAGCGCTTTGTAGGCAATGGTACAGATTATAACAAAGCAATCTTAGAAGGCGGTGAAGTAGGTAATGCAGCAGGCTTCACAGTTTACGTATCAAACAATGTACCTAATACTACAAAGACAAAGTATAAGATCATTGGTGGTACAGAAGAAGCTGGTTCATATGCAGAACAGATTTTAAAGACGGAAGCATACAGACCAGAGAAAAGATTCTCTGATGCAGTCAAAGGGTTACATGTATATGGCGCAAAGGTATTCCAGTCTAAATGCATTGCTGTATTGACTGCTAATCCTGAATAGAAGAAAGGAACTGATTTAAATGAGCTTTATTAAAAATATTAATACTGGTATCACGACAGAATGTATCAATGAAGACGTGATAAAAGTATGTAAAGCAGATCCGCTTAATTATATCGTAGAAGATAGCTTAGAAGCTTTGCTACCATCTGAATCATCTGAAGAAAAATCAGCTAAGAAGAACAAACCTTTAAGCAAGATGAATATTGCAGAACTCAAAGAACTAGCAAAAGAAATGAATATTGATGCAGACGACTCTCTTACAAAAGATGAGCTTTTTGCTGTAATCAAGGCAAATAAGAATGGATAGCATCAAAAGAGATTTTAAAATTCTTACTGGAGAGACTGATAATGATATAGTCTCTCTTTTTGTTTCAAATGCTTCTAAAAGAGTTCTTATGAGAGCAAACAGATCAGAACTTATAGAACCTCTTTATGATCATGTTCTTAATCTTGCACTTGCAAGATACGAACGAAGGGGTAATGAAGGACTTGCATCATATAGTGAGGGTGGAGAAAACGAATCTTATCTAAAAGAAGATGAGATATTATCAGCAGTAGATAATTATCGTCTAACACCAATAGCAAGGAGAAGAAGAGATGAAGAAAAAAAGTCTGAAGAAGTTCACTCTTAGAAGATACAAGCCTTATAAAGATTCTGAGGGTAATAATATCGAAGAATATGAATCCAAAAGATACGATGATGAAGCGATTATTTATCCAGCAAGTAGCTCAGCACAGTTTGAACTTTATGGGATGCGCATCCATGCAATCATGAATATGCATTATTATGGTGTTTTAACGATAAATGTTCATGACATGATCACTTATGAGGGAATCAATTATAAAGTCATCAGTGAGCAGAAATATAAGCGTTTTAAGCACATAGAGATTGAAAGATTATGAGCAAACTAGAAAATGCAGACAGACTTATCTCAAAGCTTCAGCAGATATCTGCCAATGATGCATCGGAAGTATGCACACAGGCTGTAAGACAAGGCGGATTACTGGTACAGGCACAAGCAAGACTTCTTATTACATATGTAAGTGGTGATCTAATAAGATCTGTGAAAGTAAGAAACAAAAGTACATCAAAAGGTGCAGAAGCAACTGTTTATACTAATTCTCCTTATGCTGCTTATTATGAATTCGGCACAGGGCCTAACGGTGAAGCAAATCACAATGGAATTTCACCAAATGTTAATGTGCATTATAAGCAGCAGGGATGGATGATACCTGGTGATGCGATGACACCTGATAGAGCGGAAGACTATGGTTTTAAAGTTGTCTATAAAGGGGATAAGCCTATTGGATATCTTACAAAAGGTCAGTATGCTAGACCATTTATGTATCCGGCGATTCATGACAATAAGGATAAGATAAATGAAAATGCTAAAAAATTGCTTATGAAAAAGCTTAAAGAAAGGTGTATATAAAATGATCAATGTAAAAGACATCGTATATAAAGAATTATCTAAGGTTTCTGAAAATGCAAGTGATGCATATCCACATAACTGGTCTATGCTCCCTGCTGTGCAGTTTGTTGAAGAAGAAAATAAGGTTGAAGAGTTCACAGATGATAAAGAACAGTCATCATACATTCGCTACAGGATTGATATTTGGGATAACAACAGTACCAGTCAGACTGCTTGCGACGTAGATGATGTGATGACAACATTAGGATTCTTGAGAACATCATGTTCCGATGTGCCGGATCCAAGCGGATTAAAACATAAACAGATGAGATATGAAGCAATCATAGACTGCAAGAAGCAGTTTATCTATCATACAAATTAAATTAATGGAGGAATCATTATGCTAGCAAATGGTGCTAAGTTAGAATTCAAAAGCAAGACGGTATCAACCTATACAAAATTAAAAGGATTAAAAGAATTACCAGAAATTGGTGTTGAACCGGAAAAAGTAGAAAATAGTGATCTTGATGATACACAGAAAGTTTATGAAATGGGTATCGGAGATCCAGGAGATATTACATATAAATTCAAATATGATAATACAGAAACAGACAGTCCGTATAGAGTATTAAGAAAATATGAAGAGAGCGGAGAAAAATTATCTTTTAAAGAAACATTAAAAGATGGTACTACCACAGAATTCAATGGACAGATTTCATTAAAAAGAACAGGTGGAGGAGTCAATGGTGTAATTGAATTTGATATGAACATTGCGTTATCATCTGCGTTTACAATCACTGACCCAATTATTGGATAAAGGAGGCATAAAATGGGAGCATTATCAGAAGGTTTAAATATTCTTGAAGAAGAAAAAGAACCTGTAAAGAAACAAGAAAAAAAACAGCCTTTCGCTTTGTGGAAGGTAGGAGATACTGAATATAAATTAAAACTCACAACTCAGGAAATTATCAGACTTGAAAGTTTGTTCAATGCAAATCTACTAAGCGTTATTTCTTCAAATACTGAAAATAATGAGATGCCACCGCTTAAAGTGATGCTGCTTATCACTCATGGTGCGATAAAGAAATACAATCATGGTATCAAAGAAAAAGATGTAATTGAATTATTTGATAAATACGAAGAAGAAGGTGGCTCACAGCTTTCATTCATGACTGATGTGTTTCTTCCGATTTTTCAGGTAAGTGGTTTTTTCTCACAGGCTCAGGCAGATACGATGAACGAAAATATCGAGGAAGCAAAAGAGCAGATGTAGAATATCAGACACTGAGCGATATGATCAATGAATTATATCCTATCGCTCTTGACTGCTGTATAAGCACTGATGCATTCTGGAATTCATCTTTTGGAGATATTATAGATGAAATAGATTCTTACAGAAGAAGAGAGAAATACAAACAGAAACAACAGGCAATACATGCTCATAACCTTGCTCAACAGATTATAGAAGGCGTCAATCTTATTGTTAATGGAAATGATAATCAAAAAGAAATGCATGGTCTTTGGGATTATTATCCTGGTCTGTTCGAAGAAGAGAAAGAAAAGCATAAAAAGCAGCAGGAGTACGATGAATTTGAAAACTTCAAAGCGCAGAGAAGAAAGTTTGCAAATTATCATAACAGAAAATATGGTGGAGGTAAAAATGGATGACATTAGAGGAACTTAAAGTTATAATCTCCGCTGAAACAAGCAAATTCAATTCTTCATTGAATGATGCAGTCAATCAGACAAAAAGCGCAAGTAAAAACATAAACAATCAAACCGATATCATAAATAATGCTTTTGGAAAAATCAAATCTGCATTCAGCTTTGCTGCAATTGGTGCAGCAGCATACAAAGGTACTAAGGCGTTGATTGGATTAGGTAGACAAGCAATAGGCATAGCATCAAATCTTACCGAAGTACAGAATGTTGTTGATGTAGCATTTGGTGATATGTCATGGAAAGCTGAAAAGTTTGCCAGCAACTCTATTCAGCAGTTCGGTATGAGTGAGCTCAGTGCAAAGAAAACGGCCTCTACATATATGGCAATGGCTTCAAGCATGGGCCTTGGAGCAAACAAAGCAAGTGACATGGCAATATCTCTTGCTGGATTAACAGGAGATGTTGCATCTTTCTATAATATTTCTCAAAAATTAGCAGATGTGAAATTGAAATCTGTATTCACCGGAGAAACTGAGACTTTAAAAGATCTTGGCATCGTAATGACACAGACAAATCTGCAGCAGTATGCACTATCTCAAGGTATTACAACAAATATCAACAATATGAGCCAGGCAGAACTTGTTACTTTAAGATATAACTATGTTATGCAGCAGTTGTCACTTGCACAAGGAGACTTTGCTAGAACAAGTGGCACATGGGCAAACCAGGTCAGAATACTACAGGAACAATGGAAACAGCTTCTTGGCATTATTGGTAATGGCCTTGTTGCGGTTTTTACACCTGTTATCAAAGTGCTTAATACAGTGATTGGAAAGGTTATTACCGTAGCAAATGTTATTGCGGGTGTTTTTGGGAAATTATTTGGTAAAAAGTCCAACTCTGCAAAAGCTAGTACAAAACAGACAACAAAAGCAATTAATTCTGTTGGAAATTCTTCTAAATCAGCAGGAAGCTCTATGAAATCTGCAGGCAATTCCTCTAAAGGATTAAATAAATCACTTAAAGGAACAGAAGGACAGGCTAAAAAGACCGCTAAGGCTTTAGGCACACTGGCCTCAATAGATGAGATAAATAATATCGATTCTTCAGATTCATCAGGAGCAGGCGGTTCAGGAGGAAACGGAGGCACAGGAGCAGGCGGTGTCGGTGATGGTGGCTATGATATTGGTGGAATTGATTGGGGAGAAGGAGAAGACAAAGCAGATAAGGGCAGTGATAAGATTTCGAAAGCAGTAGATAAAATTCTGAAAAAGCTTAAGGAATTAAGAAAATGGTTTGATGAAAATCAGCCTGTTATTATCGCATTGATTGCTGGCATTGTAGCAGGCTTTTTAGCATTTGAGACAATAATGCACTGGGGAGCTATTGTTTCTGCTGTTACGGCTCTTATTGCTCCTTTCCAGCAGTTGTGGCTGGCAGTTTCAAACTGGGGAGTACTGTCTGTTATTCAGGGAGTACTAGGAACAACAGCAGGAGCTGCTGCAATTGTAGCAGTAGCAATCGGTGCCGTTGTTGCTGCATTGGTTTATCTTTATCAGACAAGCGAAACGTTTAGAAAAATTGTGATTGATGCAGTGAATGCATTAATGGAGATATTAAAAAATATTTATAAGAATATTCTTCAGCCATTATTCTCTTTCCTACTTGATGTGTTCAATACAATCATAGTGCCTATTGCAACATTTCTTGCAAAAGTATTTGTGAAAGCTGTCGAGGCAGTTGCAACTGTTGCATTATCATTCTGGAAGAATATCATGGCTCCTCTTGCTAATTTCCTTGTAACTATTCTCAGCATTGCATTAAAAGGTGTAATAGAGATGTGGGAATCGATGAAGCCAGTTATTAATACAGTAGGTGATGTGATCAATTTCTTATGGAAGAATATCCTTTCACCTCTCGTTGATTTTGTTGTAGGAAATTTAACTAATTCATTCAAAACGTGGGGAAATATTATTTCAAAAATTGTTGCATCTGTAACTAAAATTTTCCAAGGATTAATCGATTACTTTGTAGGTATGTTCACACGCGATGCAGACAAAGCATGGAAGGGAATTCAGCAGATCTTTGAAGGGTTCAGCGGTTTCCTCAAAACTATCTTTTATACAGATTGGACAAAGAGTTTAGGCCTTTTGGGTGTTGGCTTAAATGGATTCCTGGCAAAAGTAAAATCAATCTGGGAAATGGCAAAAGGTGTATTCAATGGAATTATCACATTCATTAAAGGTGTATTTTCAGGTAATTGGAGAAAAGCATGGGAAGGTGTAAAACAGATATTCCATAGCGTTATTTCTGGTTTGGGAAATATGTTCAAGGCACCATTGAATGCAATTATCAGTGGAATTAACACGTTCATCAGAGGGATTAATAAGATTAAGGTGCCTAGCTGGGTTCCAGGAGTCGGTGGAAAAGGATTCCATATTTCTGAAATACCTAGACTGGCAAAAGGTGCTGTTGTAGATAGAGCTACACCTGCAGTGTTTGGTGAGGCAGGACCAGAAGCAGTTATTCCTTTACAGAGAAATACAAGAGGTCTTGATATGATTGCTGAGAGACTTATTGAAAGAATGCCTGTCCAGGAAGGCGGTGGAAATGCCACTTATGTTATTAATCTGGTATTAGAAGATGGCAAGGTTATTACCAAAATGGTAATTGATAACATCAAAGATTATGAAGCACGTACAGGAAAGCCTGTATTTGACTATTAGGAGGTGCTACTTATGGCAGATGAAGCAAAAATAAAAGTTAATGGTACAGCACTTCCTACACCTTCTGAAATAAGTGTAGAGATTAGTGATCTTGATAGCGATAGTGTCAGACCGGTATCTACTGGCATATTGAGAAGGAACAGAATTCGTGCAAATATGCTGAAGGTAACATTGACATATAAAATAACACCTTTGACAGATGTTATGTCACTTCTTAAAGCATTAACACCATCAACTTTTACTTGTGAGTTATATATTCCTGATCATGGCATAAGAGGCACCAAGACGATGTATGCCGGAAATAAAAAGTACAATTATAAAAGAGTCAAGACAGGTATCAAAGCAGAATCGTTCTCTGTTTCTTTAATAGAGGTGTGATACTATGCTTATTAAATATGGGAATAAAGATGTAACAGACAGACTTCTTGATTATAAGATGTCTGTCTCTTTTGCTGATTGCCGTATGATAGGCAATGTGCCATCGATTGAACTGACAATGAAGTTCGACAACTATGACGGCATTCTTGACAATATCGACATCAGCAAGTACTGGGAAGTCAAGGAGAATGATGCATCTGATACAAGATACTTCAAGGTGTATGATCAGCCGGAGAAGTACACCAAGGAACTCACTCTTAAGATGTATGACAATAACTATTCTCTTGATACAGCATACGATACTAAACTGTCTTATCCTGTCACTATAAAAGACCAGCTAGACGAGATTGAAAGTCTGACTGGTCTTTCTATTATTCGTGAAGGAATACCGCAGTACGTTCTTGATAAGAGCGTATCATGGTATGATAACACGATTGTGATAAGAAGTTACTTAGGCTGGATTGCGGAACTGTTTGGGGCAAATGTCTATGCAGAGGGGATTGATTCTATTAGGTTTGTACCAATTGAAAAGACTGCCTTTGCTGCTACACAGGATTTAACAGACTATGAGAAGAATGAGGTGTATACGCTGACAAGAGTATATGCTGAAAATGGTCTCAATCCTCTTTCTAAAGGCGACGAGACAGGAAATACGCTATTTATTGATTCAGCAAATCTATATGCAGATGAACAGATCATCATAGACAGCATCTATGACAGACTTAATGGATTGACTTTTAATCAGGTGAAGAATGTCACAATGATATCGGTTGATAACCTTCTCCCTGGTGCTCTTGTCAATTATAACAGTAATGAATTCACTTTCTTTGTATCGGATCTAACTGTTAATTACAAGGGTGGACAGTTCTCTATGTCTACAGTTGACGGCAGTGTGACAACAAAGAATGAAGAAAAGACAGTAAATCGTGTATCTAATACAACACGAATCAGAAAGCTGCAGGTCAAACAGGACCAGGAATCATTGAAACTAGATATTATTGCTAAGGAACAGGAAGGCATCAATGACAAGATGGCTCAATTGAGCCTATCTAATGAGAAGATATCACTGAGGGTTTCAGAAGTTGAAGAAAAGGCTGGAGAAGCACTCAAACAGGCACAGGGCTCTGTTAAGAAGTTCATATGTGAGTATGCTAGTTCAAATGATGGAGCTACACCACCAGAAACAGGATGGTCAGAGACTTCACCGACTTGGAGACCTGGAATCTATATATGGCAGAGAACAGCTACGACGATCAACAATACTGTCACATACAGTACACCAGTATGTATAACAGGTGCAAAAGGCGAGGATTCTATATTGTTATGTATAGAATCGTCGAATGGCACGACATTCAAGAACAGTGATGTGGCAACTATATTCACAGTGAATATCTATGTGGGTGGAGTTGTGATTGATAACTCCTCAAAGTTAAGAGAAACATTTGGAGATAATGCATATCTGCAGTGGTTCATTAAAAGGCATGGAGAGACAGAATTCAGCAAGATTCCGTTAGATGATTCAAGACTCAATGACAACGGGTTCATGTTTACTATTTCAGCAAAAGACATTAAATTCAAGGCAGTATTTAACTGCGAATTAAACATTTAAACATTTAGGAGGAAAATTATGGCAATTAAAGCGGTCAATCAGATTGACGTTATCGACTTAACCGATGGTTATTCGGTTGTATTAACTAATGACAACTATACATTCTTAGGTACTACTACTTCTGTAAACGGCACACAGACAACTACTACACAGGTAATGGCATTATGTGGTAGTGAACAGGTTCCATGTACCGTAGGAACTATTACATGCCCTACAGGAATCTCAGCAGTTTCTGACGGCAAGTCACCAATGCCAACAATCACAGTTACTGCAACATCTGCATTAACTAAGAGTGGTACTATTACTATTCCTATCGTCGTTGATGGTGATATTACTATCAACAAGACATTCAGTTACTCAATCGCATTCAAGGGGCAGACAGGTCAGAACGGTACAAGTGTTACCGTAAGTTCAACATCAGTTACTTACCAGGTTGGTGCAAGTGGTACCACTAAACCAACAGGGGAATGGAGCACTACTGTTCCAAATGTACCTAATGGTCAGTTCCTTTGGACTAAGACAGTAGTCAAGTATTCTGACGGCAAATCAACAGAAGCGTATTCAGTCTCTTACAAGGGTACAAACGGTTCTAACGGTTCAAATGGTACAAGCGTTACTGTAAGTTCAACATCTGTAACATACCAGGCAGGCACAAGCGGCACTACTCCTCCAACAGGAACATGGAGTACTACAGTGCCTAGTGTGGCAAATGGTCAGTACTTATGGACAAAGACTGTTGTAAACTATTCTGATGGTAAGTATACTGAATCATATTCAGTTTCCTACAAAGGTACAAACGGCACAAATGGGAAGGATGGCTTAGATGCTATCACAATGGCAATCACTTCAAGCGGTGGAACAATCTTCAAAAACACCGCTATCGCCACAACTTTAACTGCTCATGTTTATAAAGGTGGAGTTGAAGTAACTGGTTCTGCATTATCTGCATTAGGAACCATCAAGTGGTACAAGGATGGTGGAACTACTGCAGTAGCAACAGGGGCAACATATACAATCGGTGCCGGCGATATTACGAACAAGGCAACATTCAGCGCACAGCTGGAAGGATAATCATATGATTAAGGCATCAGCAAGCGTTACTCTTGCAAGAGTAAATGACGGAGAAGACGGACAGGGCATCCGTTCAATTACACCAGAGTACTATCTTTCTGAATCTGCTACTGAGATGCCTAGCGAATCAAGCGCCAATTGGAAAAGTACACCAGACGATTATGTGGATGGTCATTATTATTGGGTGAGATCAAGAATACTATGGGATGATGGAACGTATACAACAACTACACCGACACTTGCAAATGACTTGAAATCAATCATTGATGACTATGATAACAGAATCAACAACATGAACAGTCAGCTGCAGCAGGCAACTAAGAATGCTTCTTCATCTATTGAGCAGACCAAGGCATCCATCTTACAGACCGTATCAGAAAACTATTACAGTGCCTCTGACGGCGCAAATCTTGCTTCTACTGTATCTACTATTCAGCAGACAACAGAAAGCATTCAGATGGGATTTGTAAAGAAAGAAGACTTTAGTTCTCTTTCTGATACTGTATCAAACAATCAGACTCAGCTGAACACTTATATCAGATTCAATGCAGAAGGCATAGAGATAGGTAAACAGGAATCTGAATTCAAGACAAAACAGACAAACAGCAAATACTCTATTCTTCAGAATAATGACGAAGTAGCGTATTTTGCTAATAACAGAATGTATAACTCAAACATCGAAGTTTCTAGTTCTTTAAGGATTGGAAACTTCGGATTCATTGTTAACAGCGATGGATCATTGACTTTTAAGAAAGTAGGTGGTGACTGATGGCAACAAGTGCATCATGCAGTGCATCGTTTGGTGGTGGCAATGGTAATGTCACAATGACAATGACACGAACAGGTGTCAATGTTGACGGAAACTATGATTTGTGGACTGCTACACTGACAAAGTACTATAAGTGGAATATCAGCTCTAGTGCAACAAAGTACGGCTCTATGTGGGCAAATGGTGTCCTCATCTGGTCGGGTGGTGTGACTATCGGAGGAAGTGGAACAAAGACACTTGCGACAGTTACTAATATCAAGATTCCTCATGACAGCAACGGTGGCAAGCATTTTGATTTCTCATTCTCACAGGAATTGAAGGTAACTCTTTCGGGCAGTTATGTAGGTAGTGTATCTGCTTCGGGTGGTATTGACTGCGACGTCATTCCTAGAGCAACAAAGCCTTACTGTTCTCCAGCATCAGTTTATTTTGGAAACAGTGTAACAATCAAGACCCCTAGAGCATCTTCTGACTTTGGTCATGTAATCACGTACAGCTTTTATGATAAGACTGAACAGATTGCTGACAACCAGTGGAATGATGAATTTAAGTGGACTGTACCGACTTCACTGATCAGTAAGATGCCCAATGCTTCACAGTTCTATATTTGTTTCAGAGTAGATACATACAGTCGTTCCGGTAAATTCATCGGTAGTAATTACTGTACCTTGGATGTTGTACTTCCATCGGGTTATGGACCAACTGTTACAGGTATCACATATACAAACGAAGATACTGCAATCGCAAACAGATTTGGTGCATCAACAATTATACAGGGTGTTTCGAAGGTCAAATGCAATGTATCTACTTCAACGAAGAATGGTGCTACAATCACGTACTACCAAAACGAGATTGACGGACAGAGCATACCTGGCCCTAACAGTTTCTTTACAACTCAGCCTCTTAAATCTTCTGGTACAGTTGTTCTTAAATCAACAGTCACAGATTCGAGAGGGCAGAAGGCTACACTGTCTAAGAATATCAGCGTCACAGAGTGGCATTCGCCAACGGTAAAAAATGTGAGTGCTCAACGTTGGAATGTGACATCTAATAAGGCTGACGATGAAGGCACGGCAGTTAAGATTACTTATTCATTTTCAGTTGCACCTGTTAACAATAAGAATGATAAGACTGTCATGATCCAGTATAAAAACGGCGAGGTATGGACAACCCTCGCAACTTATACAGATTCATACAGTGCAGAAAACAAGGTATACATATCATCTAATGGTAAGTTCAGCACAGATAATGCCTATTCATTCAGAGTGCTTGTGAAGGATTACTTTACGACAGACGGTGTTGCATCTTATGCTGCTATTGCTCCTTCATTTAAGTTGCTTGATTTTTCTGCTGATGGCAGAGGGATTGGAGTTGGTTGCAAGGCTGAAAGTGGCAAGTTAAAGGTGGATATGCCTCTTGAAGCGCAGTCATACAACGGCTATGCATTCGATTTTGACACTGAAAATCAGATTGATACATGGATTCTTGTTCTTAAGGATGGGAAAATACAGCATAAGTATATTGGCTGGTCTGATTGGATCTCTTGTGGAACTAATGCATGCGGTATTAAGTTACAGTACAGATATAACAGTGCATTTAAGCTGGTTGAACTGAATTGGGATGGTGTAGTAAACGCCACAATCGGAGGGAATACAGCTGGGTACATGTGGACAGGATTTCCTGCCGACAAAAAGCCAAAAGGCAACATGTTCATTCCTGTACCAAACCCTGCTGCAGATGCTGGGTTAGTAATCAGATTTTACCCTGTAACCAACGATGCTACAAAAGGTAATTTTACTTTGACTTCACTAAGAAACACCATAAACAGCGCTTATATTTGCGGTTTTTATACATATTCATATGCTTAAAAAGGAGAAGAAAATATGAAATTATATGATACATCATTAAAATACATGGATGCGATTAACGCAGTCGGAGGCACTATTGTAGCAGTATTGACTGCTGCATTAGGCACACATTGGTTTTTATTCGTAGGCTTTTTAACATTAAACATCATTGACTACATCACAGGAATTAGAAAGTCTAGATTAACAGGCAAAGAAAATTCTGCTAAAGGAGTCAGAGGTGTATGGAAAAAGTTGGGTTACTGGCTAATGGTCTTAGTTGCTTTCTTAGCATCTGCTATTTTCATCGAGATCGGACAGACTATCAACGTTGATTTAACTATCACAACTTATGTGGGATGGTTTACTTTAGCATCTCTTATTATCAATGAATTAAGAAGCATCATTGAGAACTTCGTTGAAGCAGGTGACAACGTACCATCTGTTTTAACAAAAGGCTTAGAAGTGGCAGAAAATGCTATTAACAAAGGAGAATAATTATGGAATTACAAGACACTGTAGAACTTATGAACAGTTCTGATTATAAGGATAGATTTAAGGCAGAATATTGGCAGGCAAAAATCAGATATGACAAATTAGATGATATGACTGTCAAGTATGAGGCACGTACTTTGACATTCATTCCTAGATGCTCACTAGATTTATTAAAAGAGCAGAAAAAGCATTTAGGTAATTATATTCGCACTCTTAAGATTAGAGCAGAGATTGAGGGAATTGAATTATAGATATCGTTGTGAGAGGACACACGCGCCTCTCATTTTATTTTATGAAAGAGGGTAAAGTATGAGTTATATTTTTAAAACGAATATTGCAAACAAACAAAATTATGGTGGCGCTAGAGCACTAAACACTATTAGATATTTAGTTTTTCATTACACAGGAAACGACGGAGATTCCGACGAAAGCAACGGAAAGCATTTTCATAATCACATTGTAAAGGCATCTGCACATTATTTTGTAGATGATGACTCAGTAACGCAGTCAGTACCTGATAATTATATCGCTTATTCGGTCGGTGGAAAATGTCAGTCAAGCCATCATCCTTTATATAAAGTATGTACTAACTCTAACTCAATCAGCATCGAAATGTGCGATTGCTATAAAAACGGAGTTGTTGAAATCACCGACAAGACGCTTGAAAATGCGATTGAATTAGGCAAAGTGTTAATGAAAAAATACAATATTTCAATTGATCATGTCATCCGTCATTATGATGTAAATGGCAAGGCGTGTCCTAATTGTAACGGGCTACTAAATGATGCAACTTGGAACGCATTTAAAAGTCGTTTAACTGGGGCACCGGTAACCAATACTGTGCCTAATTCGAAACCTTCGGAAACACCATCTAAGCCATCAAGTTACGATCAATGGGTGGCTGATTTACAAGCAGAATTAAATAGACAGTATAATACTGGTTTAGCCGTAGATGGATTGAAGGGTCCAAAAACCTTGGCGGCATGTCCACTTGTGAAAAAAGGTGCTAGAGGTAACATCACTAGACTCATTCAGAAACGTTTGAATTCTGTAGGATTCCACCTCACAACCGACGGAATTTTTGGAAGTGGCACATATAACGCAGTAAATGTATTTCAAAAAAATAGAGGGCTTTATCAGGACGGAAAAGTCGGAAAAAAGACATGGGATTGGTTATTAAAAGGAATTAAGATGTAGGTAAGAGAAAAGACCAGGGCTTAGTTGCTCTGGTCTTTTTTTGCTTTCTCAATATTGTCTATAATAAGCGTTAAAAAATATATGATGTGCCACTAAGTAGGTGCTCAACTAGTAACAAATCAGTAACAAGAAAACCGTTTAGAGTGCTTCAACCGCTAACACAATAAGTATATCATAATATAATAAAAAAGCCGACAAAAGCCGGCTCTCTCATATAAGAAAAATAATAAAGATTTTGGTTTGTTGTAACTGCAGAAAGGAGACGCATATTTACAACAACATAATTATATAATCCTGAGTTCTATTTATCAAGTACCATATGGAACGCTTTTGGAACGCTTTTGGAACGCTAGAATTTTATCTTATTAATCTCTGTCCACAACTTATTTTTTGAGGCATTGGTATAGATATCAAAAGTGATATCGTTCAGTTTGTGCCCTAGTACTTTCTTTCTGATGTAAATGTTAACGTTGTAAAGCTGACAAAGAGAAGCAAAAGTATCTCTTGTATCATGCATCTTGTGGTTCATGCCTAGCTGATCATTGAGGGCATAGAGTACAGTCATGTAAAACCATGTGCGTTTGGAATCAAATATTCTTTCTTTCCTTTTGATTAGTTCATCAATGACATACTGCTTGATTCCTTCATGAATCGGAATGATTCTGTTTCTTCCAGCTTCAGTCTTAGAACCAGTAATGATATAACTGATTTTTCTTTCTACTCCATCATCATTGCAAGGCTCATCTATATGTATCTGTTTTCTATCAAGTGAGAGGAGTTCAGAAAGCCTACACCCTGTATAGATATAAATAAGCAGCACATGCGCTTCTGGAGTATCTAGTTTTTTGAGTTTTTTTATTTCATCAAGTGTAAAGGTTTTATGCATTGTTGACTTAGGAAGGCTCTTTATTTTTATATAAGTAGAATAATCATCATCTCTGCTGATATATTTGTGCATCACTGCATACTCGAAGACTTTGACACAGATGTATTTCATATCTCTCTGTACACTTACACCAGTATCCATTTCATCAAATATGTTCTGCATATCTCTTAATGTGATTATATTGACAGGCATATTTGACAGCCTATCAAGGTGACTGAATGCATTCAGAATATTCTTGTGTCCTTTTTCGGTTCTCTTAATAAAGGTTTCATTATCAATGATATTAAATATTTCCTTAAACGTTGGCACTCTCTTTTGTGTCTTTTCCTGTATTCTATCGAACAGATCAGGAGCGAGGTTTCTAGCCTCTTCGTTTGTTATGCTGCTTGATCTCTTTAATGAGTAAAGGGATAAGGCATTCAGAGCCTCTTCACGAGTTGCAAACGTTCCAATGCATATCTGTTTCTTCTTGCCTGTTATTATATCTCTTTCATCACTCATTACACGAGCACAGAAGGGGTTTCTTCTCTTACCCGATAATTTGACTACGGTACCTGTATTATTCGGTCTACGTCTAAATCTAGAGTTTCTAGGCATAATATGACACGTCCTTTCAGTTGTAATTTGCCTTGAACGTGCCAATAGTGATATAATTGAGTACGTAAAAGGACTTTTGTGAGAAAACTTCTTTTATAGTGATGTTGGCGCATCACATTATTCGCATCCTAGTTGGCGCTAGGGTGCTTTTTTATAAAAAGAAAAGGAACCTCTAACGAGATTCCTTCAATGGCGCTAGGCCGTTGTGTAAATAACAATAGCGTATAGCTCTTGTTCAATTAGATGTTATCACACAAAGCGGCTATTGTCAAACCTCGTTATTATATCTTTGCTATTTATCATTGATGAATAATTCTTTTATTTTATTATCAACTAAATCAAGAATCAGACTATCAGCAATCAAATTTTTGATTGGATCATAATGATTTACAGGTTTTTTAATTCTTATTTTACTTACTGTTGTAATATTTTGTACCAATGCAAATGATTTTTTATTCTTGTTAATGTATATGTTTGCGACTTTTTTAAATTCATTAACATTATTGATGACTTTTTGAACGTCTTCAACGTTGTATTCATTTTCATCAGATGAATCCAAATTTGCTAATGCTGTATATAATTCTCTAGTAATATTTAATAATTGCGGATAAACCTGTTTCGAAACAAAATTTCCTATATCTAAATAGTAAGGTTTTTCTTTGGAACTTAGTGGTATGACAGTCAAGACACCATTATTAGGGGAGTCTTTCTTTGTTATTACAATTGCAAAATGTTTGCCACGCAATTCACTACCCATAGAAGGACTGAAGTCAATCAATACAATCTGTCCACGTTTGTATCTTTGATATTTCATTTTCTTTTCTTGCATATAATTTATAATCCTCCTATCAATTTAAATTACATCGCTTTGGAATGCGACGGCTCTTCCGATAACCTTAACTTGTTCCAACTGCTCTCCAGTAAGGATTATATCCTGATACTTTGGATTCTCAGGCTTCAGAATGACTAGATTCTGTTCACGATAGTAGAAGAATCTTTTTAGTGTAGCCTCATCATCAATGATCACTACAGCAATCGCTCCATTTTCTACTATGTCAGTTTTCTTCACAAAGACAATATCACCGTCATGGATCCTTGCATTTATCATACTGTCACCCTGACACTGTAAACAGAAATCAGCCTTGATATCAGTACCAATCATTATATAACTTTCTCTGTCTTCATCCGCAAAGATAGGCTCACCACATGCTACCTTTCCAAGAAAAGGTAGTTTTATTTTATCTAGTTTGTAAAGATTGTCGTAAGTTGATGCTAGTTCTTGCTTATCTTTACTCTCTACTAAATCAGATTTTGCAATATTAAAATAATTAGCCATCATTTCTATCTTATCAATACGTGGATACTTCTTCCCATTAATCCAATCTGAAAAAGTAGTATATGCAAAACCTAAATCCGAACATATCTGTTTTCTTGTCTTATTATGCAATGACATATAGTATTTAATATTTTTTGCCATTACTTCTTTATTCCCTAAGTCTGACATAAGTAATACCTCCTTATATATATAATATGCTTTTTGCGTAAAAATAACAATAAAAAACGATAAAAATACGCTTATCCGTTGACATAACGCTTTAAGCGTAGTACAATAGATTCAGAAAGGAGGACTTATCAGTGAAGAAAAAGTGCAAAAGAAAAAGCAAGTACGAATTGCGTTTGGCCCACATCGCACTTGCTACATCAATCATCAACCTGATGATTTCAATAATTAATCTGGTAAAAGATTTATTGAAATAAGGTTGAGGGGAGGGTTTTCCTCTCCTTGATTGATATTAACTTTTTGGTTCGCTGTTGTCAATATATGAAGAAAAGAAAGGAGATATCAATATGCAGATTTTATTAGATATTATTCAAATTATTTTGAATATCGTGACTATTGTTTGTCTTGTTAAATTAATTAATAAATAAGGGAAGTGAAAAAATGAAAAAAGCATACAGAGAAATGTATACATTAAGAACAGCTAGAGATAGATTAGGATTAACTCAGAAAGAAGCTGCTAAAAAACTTGGAATCAGCGATGATGTTCTATCTAATTATGAAAGAGGGAAGACATATCCAAACGTTCCTATGTTGAAGAAAATAGAAGAAGTTTATCAAGTTGAATATGATCAACTTCTTTTTTTAGAAAAAGATAACGCTTAAAGCGTATATTCAAGGAGGCTAATATGAACGAAGTACAATTATTTAATTTTGAAAGTCATGAAGTAAGAAGTCTTTTGCTTAACAATGAGCCTTGGTTCGTCGGAAAAGATGTTGCTGATGTTCTCGGGTACCAAAACGGTAGTAGAGATATTAACCGACACGTAGATGAAGAAGATAGGCAAAACTACCAAAACGGTACTTTTGATTCTCCAAGAGGGATGACAATCATCAACGAATCAGGACTATACAGTTTAGTTCTCTCAAGCAAATTACCAAGCGCCAAGAAGTTTAAGAGATGGGTAACATCTGAAGTATTGCCTGCACTTAGAAAAACAGGGCAGTACCAAGTGAAGGAACTTAGTGGCTCTGAATTAATGGCTAAGGCATTAATCGAGGCTCAAAGTGTCTTAGCTGCTAAGGATAAAGTAATCGAGGAGATGAAGCCTAAGGTGGTATTTGCTGATGCAGTAGCCACTAGCCATACATCTATCCTTGTCGGTGAACTCGCCAAGATCTTAAAGCAGAACGGAATTGAAATGGGTCAGAAGCGATTATTCGCATGGCTCAGAGAAAATGGCTTTTTAATCAAGCGTAAGGGCACTGATTACAACATGCCTACACAGAAGGCTATGGAACTAGGTCTCTTTGAAATTAAGGAAGGCTCTTACGTCAACGGCTCAGGTGTAAATATTACTACCAAGACACCTAAGGTTACTGGCAAGGGTCAGCAGTATTTCATTAATAAGTTCCTTCAATAGGAGGTGATCATCATGGATGAATGGAGTATTAGTGTTGAGGAAGTCATGCAGATCACTCATAAAAGCCGTGACTTCATCCTAAATGCTATAGAACAGGGAGTAATGCCCGGGGCTGTTGTGAAGCATCATTCTGGTAAAAGAAGCACATACATTCCACGTAAAGCGTTTATGGACTTCATGACAAAGTTTTATAGAGCTCCTTCAGATAAGTTGATTGCAGCAGTGGTAGAGGAGCTCACTAAAAGAAAGACAATTGAATAAGTAGCTTTAGTTGCTCGTAGGCACCTAAGGCTAGGAGACAAATAATAATTCGTAGAATGAACTGCAATACATAATTTAACATTTCTCTTTTTGGATAATTCCATTGACTATACATACCTACTGTATACAGTCTCCTAGCGCTAAGTGCTTATGAGCACAAAAAAAGAACACACGACTGCCATCGTGTGCCCTTAAAAAAATATCAAAATCACGTGCTTATTGTAGCACAGAAGGAAGGATTTTCAAATGAACAGATTTGAAAAAATTATTATTATTGTCTCTAATCTGATTGTATTAGCAAGTTTCTTTTCAGGAATTGTTACAGGCAATAATTTAAATGTCACAGAAATGAAGTTATTAAGTGTAGCTTCATTAAGCATGAACTTAATTATTCTTGAATACATGCTCGTTGTTATCAGAAATAAATAAAGGAGAAAATTATGGAAAAGAAAGCATTTATTAAAGTTGAAACATTCGATGGAGGGGTTCACATTCAAAATGGTGGTACTAATTATCAAACGCTATTGATGATGTCACTTTTAATTGACGCATTTAAAAAAGGCCAGTTAACAAATGAGGATGATCCCAAGAACGATACATTCAAACAGATTGTTGAGTTTATTTGGAAGAGACCAAAAGACGCATCAAGAGCACTTATCAAAATTATCGGCATTGATAGTGATTTGGATTCTTTATTTGAAGGATTCAAAAATGAAAAGGAGACTAACTAAATGGATAAGATTAAGATTAATTCTCTTGAATTAGAAAACGTCAAGAGAATCAAGGCAGTACAGATTGAGCCATCTGAAAATGGTTTAACTATTATCGGTGGAAATAATAACAACGGAAAGACTTCTGTGTTGGATGCTATCACTTGGTGTCTTGGTGGCAATAAATACAAACCATCTAAACCAACGCGAGAAGGCAGTTATGCTCCAGCATCTCTAAAGGTCACATTAAGTAACGGCATTGTAGTCGAAAGAAAAGGCAAGAATTCAGCTTTAAAGGTCACTGATCCAACAGGCATGAAGGCAGGTCAGAACTTATTAGATTCATTTATTAGCGAGTTAGCTTTAAACCTTCCGAAGTTTATGAATAGTTCAGAAAAAGAAAAAGCTGACACATTGCTTCATATCATCGGAATTGGTGACGAGTTAACAAAGTTGGATTTAAAAGAAAAGGCAGTTTACAATGACCGCTTAGCGATTGGAAGAATTGCTGACCAGAAACTGAAATATGCTAAAGAGATGATTCATTATGACAATGTACCAGATAAGATTGTCTCAGCTTCTGAACTGATTGCTAAGCAGCAGGAAATGCTAGCAATCAATGGAAGCAATGAAAGAAAAAGAGCATACCTCGCTGAGTGTAAATCTAAGTCAAAAGCCATTGAAGAAAAGATGGAAGATTTAGATAAGCAGTTAAAAGCACTTAATGAAGAATATTTGAAAGTTATCAAAGAAAGAGATAAGGCAGTCGTTGAAGTCTCTAATCTAGTAGATAATCCTACGGATGAAATTGAAAGAAGCATCAAAGAGATTGATGACACTAACATCAAGGTTCGTGCAAACCTAGAAAAGAAAAAAGCAGAAGAAGAGGCTAGTGATCTTAAAAAGGAATATGCTTCTAAGTCTCAGGAGTTAGAAGACATCAGAAAAGAAAAAGCTAGTTTATTAAATAATGCTGATCTTCCTCTTGAAGGTCTAGGAATCGAAAATGGAAAAATCACATTCTTAAATCAAGAATGGGATAACATGAGTGGCTCACAGCAGCTAAAAGTTGCGACTGCTATATGCAGAAAAATCAATCCTAATTGTGGATTTATCTTATTAGATAAATTGGAACAGATGGACATGAACACTCTTGCAGAGTTTGGTGCATGGTTAAAATCCGAAGGATTACAGGCTATTGCTACACGAGTAAGTACAGGTGACGAGTGTTCAATCATTATTGAAGATGGCTATGTCGCTAAAAATAACTTAGAAAAAGAAAAGAAAGAAGAAGCAAAAGAAGAACCAAAAACGGTTGCTAATTCTTGGGAAGGGGTGAAATGGTAATGAATTTTGAAATCAGCAGTGGAAAAATCCAAAAAGCGAAGAAAGTCGTTGTTTATGGACTTGAAGGAGTTGGAAAAAGTACTTTTGCAGCGCAGTTCCCAGAGCCTCTATTCATTGATACTGAAGGGAGCACTTCTTCAATGGATGTCAAAAGACTTCCCAAACCAACTTCTTATGAAATGTTAAAACAGGAAATTGAATTCATCAAAGCAACTAAACCTTGTAAGACTTTAGTGATTGATACTATTGACTGGGCTGAATCACTGATCATTGAGCATCTTTGTAAAGCCAACAATAAATCAAGCATTGAAAAATTTGGATATGGCGCAGGATATGTTTTCTTAAAAGAAGAAGAAGGAAGATTTCTTAATTTATTGGAAGAAGTCATTTCAGAAGGAATCAATGTCGTTTTAACAGCTCACGCTCAAATTAGAAAGTTTGAAGAACCTAATGAGTCAGGTTCATATGATAGATATGAATTGAAACTCGGAAAAAAGACTTCTTCATTGTCTTCGCCTCTTTTTAAAGAGTGGGCAGACATGGTTCTATTTGTTAATTATCAAACTTTTGTTCAAAAAGATGAAAATGGCAAGGCAAAAGCAGCAGGCGGAAGAAGAATGATGTTCACTACACACCATCCTTGCTGGGATGCTAAAAACAGATATGGATTACCTGATGTTTGCGAATTTGATTATAAAATTATCAAACCAATTATTGAGGAGCCATTAAGCAATGCCTCTAACGCTCCTAAGGTCGAAAAATCACAGACACAAGAGAATGTACCTGTTGAACCAAAAGGACCGCAGATTAAAGAAAATAAGCCTGTAAGTGCTATAGATTTTAATTCTGAAGAGTATCAGAAGATTCCTAATAAAATAAGAGACTTAATGAAATGTGACAGTATCTCAATTGAGAAATTAAAGGAAGTCATCTTCTTAAAAGGATTCTTCCCCAAAGACACTCCAATCGAAAATATGCCTAATGATTTCTGGAAATTCATTGCCAGCAATTGGAGCAACTTAAAAGATTTTATTATAGAATCAGAAATTCAATTTTAAAAGGAGATTAAGAAATGGATAACAATTTTAATAACTACAATCATAATGGATTCAATCAGAATAATTACAACCAGATGCCTCAAAATGATGGGGCAATGGGCTGGGATGATGAAATTACAGCTGAAGCCAAAGAATATACATTATTACCTGTCGGAAATTATCAATTCATCATTAAAGATAATTTCGTAAGATCTAAAACATCAGGCAAAGGAAAACTTCCTGTATGTAATAAGGCTGACATCACTTTGACAATCAATTATGAAGGAAAAGAAGTAAAAGTGACTACTTCATTGGTTCTTCATAAATCACTCGAATGGAAGATTTCTCAATTCTTTGAATGTATCGGGATGAAGCAAAAAGGAGTTCCGTTCCGTCCTGACTGGAACGGCATTATTGGGAAAACAGGAACAGTTAAAATCTCTCATAGAGAATATAACGGTTCAACTTACAATGATGTAAAAGAATTCGTGATCAGTGATACTCCAGCACCTTCTCAGCCACAGGCTTGGGGAAACAATAGCTGGAAATAATGCAGTTAAGAGATTATCAGCAAAAGGCTCATGATGCCATATTCACAGAGTGGGAAGAGAAGGGAACTCAAAGAACCCTTCTCGTTCTTCCTACAGGATGTGGAAAAACAATAGTATTCGCGAAAGTGGCTGAGGATTGTGTCAAAAAAGGAGATAAAGTTCTTATTTTGGCACATAGAGGCGAACTATTAGAACAGGCATCGGACAAAATAAAAAAAGTAACAGGTCTTGGATGCGCAGTTGAAAAGGCTGAACAGACTTGTATTGGCAAATGGTTTCGAATTGTCACAGGCAGTGTTCAGACATTGCAGAATGATAAAAGATTGTCTAAGTTCTCAAAAGATTATTTTGACACAATTATTATTGATGAAGCCCATCACGTTTTAAGTAATGGATATCAGAAAGTATTAGAGTATTTTAACAGCGCTAGAGTCCTTGGTGTTACTGCTACTCCTGATAGAGGAGATATGAAGAACTTGGGTTCTTACTTTCAGACTTTAGCGTATGAATATACTTTACCAGAAGCAATAAAAAGCGGTTATCTAGTACCAATCAAAGCATTGACTATACCACTGACTTTGGATTTATCAAGCGTTTCAATGAGTGCTGGAGATTTTAAAGCGAGCGATATTGGTAGCGCATTAGATCCTTATCTTGAAGGGATTGCCAGTGAAATGGAAAAATACTGCAAGAATAGAAAAACAGTTGTTTTTCTTCCACTTATTTCTACATCTCAAAAGTTTGTTGAAATTTTAAACAAACATGGTTTCAAAGCCACTGAAGTAAATGGCAATTCCAAAGATAGAAATGAGATCACAAAAGACTTTGCAGAAAATAAATACAATGTCCTTTGCAACTCAATGCTATTAACAGAAGGTTGGGATTGTCCTGATGTGGATTGTGTCATTGTATTAAGACCAACAAAGGTAAGAAGTCTCTATTCGCAGATGGTAGGAAGAGGAACAAGACTATCGCCTCAGACAGGAAAGAAAGACTTACTTTTATTGGATTTTCTCTGGCACAGCGAAAGACATGAATTATGTCATCCAGCCTCACTTATCTGTAATAGTGATGAAGTCGCTAGAAAAATGACTAAGAAACTAGAAGACAGTGCAGGAGTTGAGATGGATATTCAAGAAGCTGAAGAAGAAGCCTTGAAGGATGTCCAAGAAGAAAGAGAAAAAGCACTTGCTGAGCAGCTAAAAGAAATGAGAAAACGCAAGAAGAAACTAGTTGATCCATTGCAGTATGCAATGAGCATACAGGCTGAAGACCTGCAGAATTACATTCCTTCTTTCGGCTGGGAGTGCGCTCCAGCAAATGAAAAGCAGTTAAAATATTTAGAATCGCATGGAATCGAGTCTAATGAAGTTCCTAACGCTGGATATGCTTCTATGCTGATTGACAAGTTAAAGTTAAGAAGTAAAGAAGGATTAGCCACTCCAAAGCAAGTGAGATTCCTTGAAAGAAAAGGATTTAGAAATGTTGGAACTTGGAAATTCAAAGATGCTAATTCTATGATTTCTAGAATTTCTGCAAATAGCTGGAGAATTCCAAAAGGTATACAAGCTTCTACTTATAAGCCAGAAGGAGTTGAATAAGAATGAAACAATACAATCTATTAGAGCTGCTTGACTATATCAATCCTTCTGAACTTTCCTATCAGGAATGGACTAATGTTGGAATGGCTCTCAAGCATGAGGGCTATGAAGCAAGTGACTGGGATTCCTGGAGTGCTCAGGATTCAGAAAGATATAAAAGAGGAGAGTGTTTTACAAAATGGAATTCCTTCAATGAAACAGCAGGAGATATTGTCACAGGCGGAACAATCTTTGATTATGCTAAAAGAGGTGGTTTTGTTCCTCCAAAAAAGATAGATCCTAATGAGGGTGTTCTTGATTGGGAAGATGAAATTGGGAATATCATAGACAAGGACTCTATAGATAGTATTGAGTTACATGAGCCTAGTGATTCGAATTGGAATCCAGCTAATGAGTTAATTAGATATTTAACTACTCTATTCGACACAGACGAGTATGTTGGCTTTGTAGTTTCCTCAATAGAAAACGAAAAAGGAAAGTTCATTCCTGGAAACCGCGGAAACTTCAGAATGACAGCAGGGCAGATTGTTGAAGGTCTTCATTCATGCAATGGCGATATTGGAGCAGTAATCGGAGACTACAATCAAGCAGCAGGCGCATGGATTCGATTCAATCCGTTGAATGGTGAGGGTGTTAGAAATACTGATATAGCATCATTTAAATATGCTCTTGTAGAATCTGATAGCTTAGATATCGGAAAGCAGTTGTCTATTATCCATCAATTGGAACTGCCTGTTGCAGCAGTTGTCTATAGTGGCGCTAAGTCAATACACGCTATTGTTAAGGTTGATGCTTCCGACAATAAAGAATATAGAGAACGCGTAAGTTATTTATATAAGATATGCGATAAGAACGGACTTGAAGTTGACAGTCAGAACAAGAATCCATCAAGACTTTCTCGAATGCCTGGATGCATTCGCGGTGATCATAAACAGTTCATTATTGAAACCAACACAGGAAAAGAAACATGGTCAGACTGGGTTGAATGGGTCGAGTCAATGAATGATGACTTACCCGATGAAGAAAATTTAGCTGATGTATTGTTTAATCTTCCTGATTATGCAGAAGAATTGATTGAGGGAATCTTAAGACAAGGACATAAGATGCTACTTGTTGGCCCTTCAAAAAGTGGTAAGTCATTCTCATTAATTGAGTTGTGTATTGCTATTGCAGAGGGGACTAAGTGGATGGGAAGGCAATGCAAACAGGGAGATGTGTTATATGTCAATTTTGAATTGGATAGAGCCTCATGTCTTCACAGGTTTAAAGATGTCTATCAGACTTTAAGATTGACCCCCAACAATGCAAATAGAATTTTCATATGGAACCTGCGAGGGAAAACCCCTGCGTTGGACCAGTTAGTACCAAAACTGATCAGACGAGCAGAAAAGAAAAAGTATATTGCTGTAGTAGTGGACCCCATTTATAAAGTGATTACAGGTGATGAAAACAGTGCTAGTGAAATGGCTAAGTTCTGCAATCAGTTTGATAAGATAGCCGATGCTCTTGGAGCTTCAGTCATATATGCTCATCATCATTCAAAAGGTGCACAGGGTGGCAAGAAGTCAATGGACCGAGCAAGTGGCTCAGGAGTCTTTGCAAGAGACCCTGACGCGCTGCTAGATATGATTGAGTTGGATATGAATAAGGAAGTCAAGGAATACTTCATTAATGAAGCAAAAGTTGAAGCAATGCATGCTGTACTTGATAAGTATGTGCCTAAATGGAAGACTTACATCTATCAGACTAAGAAAACAGATGATCATGATTTTGAAGCAATGAATGATTACTGTGCTGAAATGCTTGAATTCGAACAGATGAACGAATTGCAGTATCTGACAGAATTAAAAGTTAATGAAGCTAAACATATCACTGCCCTTCAGATATCTGGAACTCTTAGAGAATTCGCTACATTCGACCCCATCAACTGCTTCTTTAAATATCCTATTCATTTCCTGGATAATGCTAACTTATTAAAAGGGTGCCGTCCTGAAGGCTCAAAGAAAAAGTCTAAGTTTGAGAAAATGAACGAGACTAATAAGAAGAAACAGGATGAAAATATTGAATTATTCTTAAATGCTTTCGAACAGTTAAATCATGATGGCCAAGTCACTGTAAAAGAACTTGCTGAAAGTGGTCTGATGATGGGAAAGACGTATTCAAGCTTAAGTAAGATAATCCCTAGATGGATAAATAAAGGCTCTTTAGAAGGCTTTGAATATTTAAGAGGAACTATCAAAAAGATAGATTCGAACATGTAACTCGAACACTATATATAAATATATATATTCGAGTTTCACTATTGCTAATTGAAAATACGAATATAGGGGAGTTCAGAAACTCTCCCCTATATGTATTTCCATTATCAAGTAAATAGTGATTTTTGAAAGAATTGAGGTATTAAACAATGCAGTTTTTTATAAAAATGATTCCTCCAACAATTACTGCACAGGAACACAGAATCAGAAGATATGGAGTATATAAAAGTCCTGAACAGAAACAGGCATACGTTAAATTAAGAGATGCAATCGCACCTTACGCTCCTAGTACTCCGATTGATCACGCTTGCCAGTTGATTGTTAAATGGTGCTTTCCTTTAAACAAAAGTCACAAAGTGGATGGCGAGTATAAATACACAAAGCCCGACACCGATAACTTAAATAAGATGTTAAAAGACATCTTAGAAGAGTTAGGCTTCTACACTAACGATTCAAGAGTGGCTTCTGAAGTGATTGAAAAATTTTGGAGTGCCGTTCCAGGAATCTACATCTCATTAGAAGAACTATGAAATATGTATATAAGAAAGTCGATTATTATTCTATGCAGCAGTTAATGGATTTAATCGAACAGTTAAAAAATGAATATCAAATTATAGGATATGAGGCATATGCACAAGAACAGTATGCAGTATTGACTTTATATCCTAAGAAAGAAGAGAAAAACAAATGGAAAAATTATATCTGGTAAAGTTAGGAAATATGTATGTTACAAGTGCATCACTAACATCTATTAAATTGGATGAAACAGTAGAAAAAGCGAAAGTATTCAAAAATGTAGTAGAAGCTGAAAGTATCGCTAATACTTTAGGAGCAATTGTCATTACTTTCGTTTCGGAGGATTAAAAGAATGCTTAAAGAAATCGGAAGAGTTGTGGAATTATTAAAATATCCACAAAGTATAATTTTAGGATTGGATAAAGTATCGCATATAAATGGTGATGACTTAACGCTAACAATCGCATCTGAAGAATGTGCTGAACTAATCCAATCTATTACAAAAGTAAAAAGATATGGATTTCATGATAAATATGAAGATAATTTGCACGAAGAAGTGGCAGACGTTCTTATCTGTATTGCTGAGTTAGTATGCTTAGGTTACTTAGATATTGATAAAGTTAAAGACTATCAAAAGTTAAAAATTAATAGAGAAATAGAAAAAGCAATCCAGAAAGAAGAATTGAGAAAGGAAACTAAAAAACATGGAACTTGTGAGTAGTCAGAAGCTAGAAGCAGTCGCTGACTTTCTAACAAATATTGAAGTTGATGGGAATTATTTATGTGGGTCATTCCTTGAATATCTAGATGGTTCGTTCAATACCAAAAAATATGTGGATGATGAAGCTTTCTGTATGGAAGACTGCCCAATGAAATCAAAAGAAAACTTCATCAAGTGGATTAAAAAACCAGACAGTATATATGATATTGAAGATCTAGAAAAGCCTAAACAGGAAGACTTCATCGAATGGGACCGTTTCGGTGACGGACATGTTAACGATTTTCGCTACGCTAAAGCATTGGAACAGTACTGCAATGATTTAGAGAACGTTCTTGCGGACACTGAATATGATTTAGAAACTGCTGAATGTGAAAATAAAGAACTAGCTAATAAGTTAGAAAAGATTAGAGGTGTTCTTGATGGAAAAGATTGAACAAATAAACATCTATCTAGTAGATGGATCTAGATACGTAGTTATTCCTTCAGATGATAATTTAGCCAAATATGTAAAAGGCAATTTTTGCGGAGGATATAACATTGGCATCTCAAAAAATGAAGCGAAATCAATTATTCATGAGTGGGTTTTCGGGGGTAGAAGACAACTAAGCCCTCAGGTTGCTGATGTTGGTATTACAGCAAGTAATATTATTTCCATAGAGCTTTTAGAACATGAAGAATGAATTACAGATTAAAGGAGTAATCATTATGAGTTATAGCATTGGCATTTATGTGAAAGTAGAAGGGTGTGATAAATACGCAGAAATAGCATATCCCGAATATTCTTCTCCTAGTTATAACTTAGGCAGACTTTTTAGAAGCTGCATGGATTGGGATTTCAAAAGTGAAGAATATTATAGATGCGATTATGCGTCAGAACACTTAAACAAAGGAATTAAAGAATTAGTATATAACCCTAACGAGTATATAAAAATGTTTCCGGAATTAAGTATGGGGTCAGTGGCTAGTTCAATTGATATATTAGGTTCAATAGCGGGTTGTATTTTAGAACAGGCTGAAAATATTCCACTAGAATGCATGTATATGAAATGGGAGTGATTAATATGTTAAATGCAGAAAGATTTAAGAATGAAATATTAGAAAAATCAAATGTTGTTTTTGATTTTTCAATAAACAAAGATAGGCACACAATTGAGAAATGTCTTGGTGTCTGTGATAATTGTATCTTTTGCAATATAGGAGAGCATTGCTCGAATGTTAAAGTTAAATGGCTCTTATCTGAGTATAAAGAGCCTGTCAAGCTAACTAGATTTGAATATGATATTTTAAAATATCTATCAGACAACACAAAGTACATGTATATCGTTAGAGATGGTAATGGCAATATTTTTCTATATGATGAAGAACCCCAAAAAAGTGAGAGTGCTCCTTGGTGGACTGGTCGTGGCATGTGCCACACGAGCATGTTTAATAAGTTATTCCAATTCGTTCAATGGGAAGACAGTACACCTACACTGATCAAAGATGTTTTAGAAAATTGTGAGGTGGTCAATGATGCTGAAGAATAAAGAAGAAAGAAAAGTAAAAAGATCTATGCAAAGAACTCAGGATTACCTATATGAATTACAAGAAGTCGATAGCTGTAAGGGGGATGTCTTGTGAAATATATAATTGACAATATCAATAGAATGGCTGGAAAGTATACTCCTCACCAGGTCTTCGCTGACTGGGTTGAAATGTCAGCGTTATCAATTGCGCAGAGTATCGAACCAGATGAAGAACGTGAAAAGGCATTCTTCAACATCGCTATAAAGTACAGTAAAGATGATTTCTTAATACTTGGATGCATGTTAGGACGTCTTTCTTCTCTTTTAGAGAACAACCTAGATGATTATCTTGGGAAGATCTACATGGAGTTAAGCACTGGAAACAGTCATACAGGTCAGTTCTTCACTCCATTTCATGTCTGCAAAATGATGGCAGGCGTTGCGTTAGCTGATTATGATGGAGGAACTGAATATCTTAATGAGCCTTCTTCTGGTGGCGGTGCAAACATACTTGCATACGCAAAAGTGATGAAAGAAAAAGGATACAACTATCAGCAGTTATTGGAGGTGAAAGCGCAGGACCTGGATTATAAATGCGTCTACATGACATATGTACAGCTTTCACTAGCTGGAATAAATGCAGAGGTTGTTCAAGGAAACAGCCTCGAAGGGAAACATAATGTTGTGCTGCATACTCCAATGTACGTAATGAGAGGTGGTTTCAATGCTGAAAGAAGAAATAATAAATAAAGTTATATGCTCAATGCATATGCTTAGCGGAGATGAACTAGCGATTTTACGCGGAGTGCTCTTAATTGCATTTGATGGTGTCGAAGTCGTCAAATCACAGAATCAGATTTCTACAGAGGTTTTGGATGACAACGAGCTTGTTCAGAGATTCCTTATTCAGAAGAAAATTGACGGATTATCAAAAAGAACCATCGACTATTACAGAGTAACACTAGAAAAATGGCTTCACTTCTACATTAAGAAAAGTGTCCTTGAATGGACTAGAGATGATGTGAGAATGCATTTTGCAAGAAGGATGATTGATTATCCTGAAGTATCAAAAGTAACTATAAATAATGACAGGAGAAACTTCTCGTCTTTCTTCACGTGGCTTATGGATGAAGGATATCTACGAAATGGCAATCCAATGAAAGCCATGAAGAAAATAAAAGTAGATAAAGTGATCAAAGAGCCAATCCCTGATGATCAGATTGAAGTGATGCGAGACAAGCTTGCAGAAAAAAAGAATTCAAGTAAAGAAGGGTCTCAAAAATGGTTTAAAGCAGTAAGAGATCAGGCAATGTTTGAATTTCTTCTTACGACAGGATGTCGAATAGGAGAACTGACAACTGCTAAACTGAAGGACTTGGACCTAGAAAAAAAGGAAGTAAAGGTTTTCGGTAAAGGTGCGAAAGAAAGAATATGCTACTTGAACACAATTAGTGTTCTTCGTTTAAGGCAGTGGCTTGAAGCTAGAAAAGGCATAGATAACGAGTATATATTCATCACTGCTGACAGTGTTTCGCAAGGCAGTGATGAACATGGAAGTCTGAAAATAAGTGGAGTTGAAATAGTGATAAGAGAACTAGGAAGAGAATGCGGATTCGAAAAAATACATCCGCATAGATTCAGAAGAACTGCAGCGACTACCGCTTTGAGAAAAGGGATGCCAATTGAACAGGTACAGTTAATGCTTGGGCATGAACAGATTGATACTACCATGATATACGCTAAGACTGACACCAAGAGTGTTAAATACTCACATGATAAATATATGTAATAGTTAAGAAGGGAATGATATAGATGATTTTATTACAGGTATTAGAAAATGTATTTTCTATATTTGCTATTGTCATGCTGATCATTGGAATTTTTATTGTGTTATCTGTGATTGCTGTTGCAATTTTAATTGTTATGTCAGTGATTGTGAATGGCATTGAAGAAGACAAAGAAAATAATAACTGACAAGAAATGACAAGGAAGGTATATAAAATGAGAGGAGAAAGAAAATACACATATTATGTTTATAATGCTGAAAATGGTGAGTTTCTAGGCTGTGGCAGTCGTTTCAGCATAAAAAAATATTTTGGTGTCGGAGAGAAACATATAGAATCATGTGCAAAAAGCAATGAACCACTAGTTTCATCAAAAAATAATATAATCCTAAACATCAGCAAAGTAGAAGGAGTGATTGAAGACATACCATTCACAATCGAACTTGCTAAAAGAGGGATTCCATTAAGAGGCAAAAGAAAAGAAGAAGTTTTTAAAAACGCTCCAAGAAAAGAAAACATTGCAAAATGTAACTTTGTAGAAGTGTTTAAGATATTTAGATATCCAAGAAATGAAGAAGAAAAGAAATATATGAGAACACACTTTTCAATTATAAATCTTGAAAAAGTAAGATTCGAACTTGATACAAGGCCATTTACTGATGGATTCCCATTCAGAATTAATTTTGTAGGAAAAGGAAGACTCCGTTCAATTATATTTAGTGAGAAATTCTACAGTAGAAAACTAGCAGAAGAAAGGTTCGAGTATTTAAAGAATTTTCAAGCAAAGCAATGTTGTGGTGATTTTTGGTATAATAAAGTCAAATATGACGTATCAAGAGTTGTATGTGTCGAAAGGACTAGAAACGGAAAAAATAAGATTATGTCACCTTCTTGTGACACAACAAAAAAAACAAATTATAAAGAGTATTTAGATCTAGCCCAATTTCTACAGTCTGAATTTATTAGATAATCAAACAGGGCATTGAGTTCTTTATATTTAACTCATAAGAAAATTTAAAATAAGAAAATCTATATGGATTACTCTTAATAGATTTGTTTCTAAAAGCAAGATCCTCACATGGACTTAATGCCCTAACATATTCTTAAAACCTAACAACAACAGCAGTGTCATGGCTTTGCTTCTAACTTTTTCACCTTACTTTGCAAATTGAATAAGAGTAAGAAGCGTTAATTTTGCTACTATCCAACTAAAGTTATGATGTTGCTGGGAGAAGAGAAGACGGAAATTGAAAACCAATAGGAAGAGTAAAGGACTGTTTTCTTCTTCTCCAGAGAGGAGGTTAAATGGGAAACTTTGTTTTATATCGCAACGGAAAAAGAACCGATATAACTGGATCAATAGAAAAGATAAGTCAGTATGTTGATGCTACTCAATTAGCTCTAAAACATAGATGGCAACGTATATATAAGCATGAAAGTGTATTTTCAAATGAAATACCTATTAAAATAGGGAGTGCGTACGATAATGAGGGATATATGGCAAATGTATATGCTCATAGAAAAGTACACAAGAAAGAAAAGAAAAGAGCAAGCTATGAAGATAGGCAGTTCTATGTTGTCTATGACATGAATGACAATGTAATTGTTGCAGGCACTGCTGAAGAATGCGCTAATAGGCTATCCATTGGATTAGCTAGTTTCTACTGCAAGGCAAGCAATCAGCACAGCGATAAATACAATGCAAGGCATTCTAGCACTGCCCCAAGAAAATATTATGTATATACTTTAAAAGATAAGGAGGAGTGAAATTAAATTGTTTTTTATTCTATTTGTACTGGTGATAGTGATTTATTTATTTTTTATTTTTGAATAAGGAGGTAACGTATGACAGCCGAAGAAGTCAGAACATATTTAAAATCATATAGAAATCTTAAAGACAAAGCAGACTATCTACAGAATAAGTTAATCAATGTTAAAGCCATCTCATATAGAGACAGTCCGACAGGTTCATATTCAGAGCCCAAGACTCAGAACGATTACATCATGATGAAGGATAGGTGTTTAGAAGAAATGGCTCTCATACGTCAAAATATAGATAAACTAGATGATATCAATCATAGGGATGTACTCTTTTATCGATACATCGAATTAATGAGCATCTATGATACTGCTGACATGCTGCATGTGTCGCAGAGAACAGCAGAGAAGTATATACATGATGCAATTGAAAAGATGATTGTTATTTTATCTTAACGTGAATACACGGCTATAAACGTTAAACGGCGCAACATTGCGCATTTAAATGTTATATAATGGTAAAAAGAGGCAAATTAAGCAGAGAGGCATAACAAAGCCTCTTTTTTATTACTTGATGAGAAAGGGGTGCGACTATGACAGAAAAGCAGAAACTATTTTGTGATGAGTATCTAAAAGATACTAATGCTACAAGAGCATATCTAACAGTCTATGCCAATTGTAAAAGTGCAACCAGTGCAGCACCTCTTGCTTCAAAGCTTTTAAAAAAAGAAGAGATCCAAAAATATATCTCTGAAAAAATGGAAGAGATTCACAACGAGAACACAGCCGACATTCAAGAAGTAGTTGAATATCTTACATCTGTCATGCGCGCTAAATCGGAATCATATGTAATGATCATGAACGGTAACGGTATGCAGAAGGTCATACAGAAGCCTCCGGACGAGAAAGAAAGGCTTAAAGCTGCAGAACTATTAGGCAAGCGTTTTGGCATGTTTACAGACAATGTAGATGTTACATCGAACGGCAAGACAGTGATTGTAGATGATATAGATGAATAAGGTTAGTTTAAAGTCTACTATCGGTCCGGCTTTCTATGAAGTTCATAAGCATGTAAAAAACAATGATTACACACACTATTGGTTAAAAGGTGGTCGTGGTTCCTTGAAATCCTCTTTCATTGGCACAGAGATTCCTTTAGGGATTATGAGAGATGCACAAAAAGGACTGATGAGCAATGCAGTTGTTATCAGACGTGTCAAAGATACTCTAAGAGGCTCTGTTTATGAACAGATAAAATGGGCTATTTATATGCTGAATGCTCAGGATGATTGGGATATACCAGAATCTAAGTTGCAGATGACATACAAGCCAACAGGGCAGGTTATTCTTTTTAAAGGTGCTGACAATCCTAAGAAGCTAAAATCAACAAAGGTCTTTGTAGGATATATCAAGTATGTCTGGTTTGAAGAATGCGACGAGTTCGAAAGCTATGACAAGATAACCAATATCAATCAGTCGCTTTTACGTGGTGGTCCTGAGTATTGTGTATTCTATTCATTTAACCCACCCGAATCGCAAAGAAATTGGTGCAATAGGCAAGTTTTAGTAAAAAGGGATGATACATATGTATCGCATACAACCTACTTGCAGGCGCCTCCTGAATGGCTTGGAGAGCAGTTTCTTATTGAAGCCGAGCATATGAAAAAAGTAAATCCTGCCAAATATGATCATGATTATATGGGTGAGGTTACGGGTACTGGCGGAGAAGTATTTACCAATCTATCTATAAGAGAGATAACCGAAAATGAAATACAGGTATTTGACAGATTAAAAAACGGATTGGACTTTGGTTATGCTGGTGACCCACTGGCATATGTAAAGATGCATTTTGATAAGACGCGTAGACGTCTTTTTATTTTTGGTGAGGTTTACGGCACACGTCTTTCAAATGAGAAAGCAATAAGGATGATCAAGAAGCTCAATCCATTGAATAAACTAGTGACATGTGATAGTGCAGAGCCTCGTACAATCAATGAATTCAAATTATTAGGATTAAGAGTGAAGGGCGCTAAGAAAGGACCTGACAGTGTGGAAAATGGAATCAAATGGCTTCAGGACCTTGAACAGATAATCATTGATCCTATCAGATGTCCTAATACTGCGAGAGAGTTCAATAATTATGAAATTGAAAAAGATAAGGAAGGAAATCTAAAAGGTGAATTTCCGGATAAGAACAACCATTCAATAGATGCTGCACGATATGGATGTGAGACAGACATAATTGCATCAAAAGCACGTGCAGGAAAGAACAGAAGCAAATATGTCTGATATAGGAGGAACATTAGATGTATATATTTACTATCGATGCAGAAAGATATGATGAGTCATCACTTAATATCGTACAGATAGAAAGTCTGATTAATAAGCATAGGAATATCATAGGAAAAATCAAAAAAAATAAAAGATACTATGAAGGAGAGCATGATATAAAAAGAAGGCAGAAAAAATATAAGGGTTCTGCGAACAACAAAGTAATATGCAATCATGCTAAGGACATTTCCGATACTGCTACTGGATACTTCATGAATTCTCCAATATCCTACAACACTTATGATGGTGATGATGAAACATTGCTGGATAAGCTAACAGATGCTTTTGATAATGCAGATGTTGATGATGCTGATTCGGATAATGCACATGATATGAGTGTCTGTGGTGTTGCGTATGAATATGTTTATATCAAACAGGATACTACGGATATTGCTGTCAGGAACATCGAAGCAGATCATACATTTCTTGTTTATGATGACACAATTGAACAGAATCTTCTTTTTGGTGTTTATTATTACAGATTTAAAGATGCAATCACTGATCAGTATTGCTATCGTGCAACAGTGGTAACAAAGAATTATAGATATACGATGATTATAGACTGTTCTACTCATAAGCATAGGATGATTGAAGAAATGGTTCCTCATTATTTTGGTGATGTTCCAATAATCGAATACAGAAACAATAAGCTATGCATAGGTGATTTTGAACAGCAGATTTCTTTGATAGATGCCTATAACAAATTAATGAGTGATCGTGTCAATGATAAAGAACAGTTCGTTGAGGCTCTGCTAGTTGTCTACGGTTCTCTGATGGGTGACGATAATGAAGAAGTCAGCGAAACAATGAAGATTCTAAAAGAGAATGGTTTATTAGAACTTCCAAGCGAAGCAAGAGCTGAATATATTTCTAGAACGTTCGATGAAAGCGGAATGGAAGTATTAAGAAAAGCTATTAAAGAAGATATCTATACTTTTTCTCACGTGCCAAATCTTACAGACGAAAATTTTGTAGGAAATAGTTCAGGAGTAGCAATGGAATATAAGCTTCTCGGACTTCAAATGATTACTGGAGAAAAAGAAAAGTATTACAAGAAAGGTCTGCGAAGAAGGATAGACCTATTCTGTAATTATCTTGGCCTTAAAGCAATTAACATCAATAAGAACAATATCAAGATAACTTTCACTAGAAAACTTCCTAAAAATTTAAATGAACTTGCACAGATGATTGCGAATTTAAGTGGAAAGGTATCAAATGAAACTCTTATCGAACAGCTTCCGTTTGTTGAGGATGCTTCTAATGAAGCAGAAAAGGTAAAGAAAGAAAATGAAGAAAATATCAAAACACAGCAGGCATTATTCAAATCTCAAAATGAGGTTCTATTCTATGATGAAAAAGATGCTCCTTCCGATAGTGAAGATGATGAATCAGATTCTATCGGTATTAATAAGGCTTCTTAGTTGATATATGAAAAATGAAGAATACTGGAAAAAACGTCAGTCTGAAAAACTTGATAATGCTATTAAGAATGCCGTTGCAGATATCGAAGAAGTAAAAAGGTTCTATCATAAAGCCTATCTGTATACAGATAAACAGATAGAGGGAATATTTGATTCATACAGAAATCATCATAGAACAGATTCAGCACCTATGTCAGAAAAGGAAGCAAGAGAACTGCTTAACAATCTTGTGAATGATCATGATTATGCAGAACTGAAGAGGAAGCTTGAAAACAATCCATCAAGCAGTGCAAAAAAAGAACTTTTAAAAAAACTTGATGCTCCAGCCTATCGAGCAAGAATAAATAGACTAATGGAATTACAGAACAAATTGGATTCTCTGATGAGGCTGGAATATAATCTTGAAAAAGAAAAAAGCACAGATGCCTATCTAAAAGGGATATATGACGGTTATTACAGAAATGTGTTCAATATATCAAAAGGTATGGGGATTGCTTATGACTTTGCTGAAATAGACCCAACACTCGTGGATCATATGCTCACATCAGCCTGGTATGATAAGAATTATTCTAAAAGAATATGGGGAAATGCACAGAATCTAGGCAATGAGCTAAAGGATCAATTAATGTTGGGCGTTATCATGGGAAAGACTCATAAAGAAATGTCCAAAACATTACAGGATAAGTTTGCAGCAGGTGCAGCAAATTGTGAAAGGCTTGTAAGGACAGAGATGGCTGCGTTCATCAATTTTATTGATCTTGTTAATTTCAAGGATGCAGGTATCGAGAAAGAGATGTTCATAGCTGTTCATGACGGCAGAACATCTAAAATATGTCAGCAGCATGATAGAAGTATTATAAATGTCCAAGATGCTAAGATAGGAGTTAATGTCCCTCCACTTCATCCTAATTGTCGTTCTCATATGATTCCATATATTGAAGGAATCACTGATGATATGAAGAAAAGACAGCGTAATCCAATCACTGGAAAGGATGAAGTTGTAGATGTTAAAGAAAACTATGATCAATGGTTAAAAAGGCAACAAGGTAAGCATGGAGTTGATACTGTTGATGTCTATATAAAGAAAACAAAGAATCTTACAAAAGACAGGGAACAATTTGGCAGATATAGAAATGTGCTTGGAAATCAATATATACCGGATACTTTAAAAGAATTCCAAGAAATAAAATATACAGATGAGAAGCAATGGAATGATTTGGAATATAATTATAGAACTGTCAATCGTTATAAAACGGATTATGGTAAAGTTGATGCGGAAACTATTCTAGAACTAGATAGAGAAGCCCTTACTGCAAAAGATAAATATATGACAACAAGAGCGGCAAATGGGAATGTAGCATCAATGAAAATTGGTGATGACATTTTCGTTGCTTCGAGCAGAATATCAGATGATAATAGTGATACTTTTAAAAATTATAAAGGTGATAAAAGTAAGTTGATATTATCACCGTCAGAAAAAAGGCTGCATCCTCATACAAAAGATCACCCATATGAAGGACATGAAGGCGAGTATACTAGAGAATTTGACACTGAGTATAAATTTTTTGAGTACATTTATGACAAAGTACTAAAGGGAGAATTAAAGAATCAAGAAATTTATATCTTATCTCAAAAAAGTATGTGTTTTAGCTGTGATTCAGTTTATAATGAGCTTGTAAGTAAAAAAGAAGTTATAGATGCAAATGTTAAAATAAATGTTGTATCAGGAAAAAATAATGATTCCTGGATTTATAGAAATTATACCAACAAATCATTAAACAACAGAAAAAACAAAGTCAAAAATAAGAAAAAGGGTGAAAAAAATGATAGATAAAACAATAGATAAATATGAAAGTTTAAAACATGATTTTAGAATATCGTATCTCAAAAGTGAGCAATCTGTAGGTATGTTCCATCTTAATGATTTAGGACCTCAGTTTGATGATTGTCCTTTATTCGCGTTAAAGGTATCTTTGGCGCTTGCTACTATTGAGGCTGAGTTATATCCAACATTAAACGATGGTGTTAACTATATGTTCTATCATACCTATGAAAATGTTGATGAAATCGTAGTAGGTGAGCATGTCGAGACCCAAGAAGAACTGGATGAAATGAAACGTGACAGAGATTTTGTATTAAACTCTGGTAAGTTGGATTATGAAGATGCATTTAGAGATGAAATCAGTGAAAAGGAATAATGAAATATGGCTAGAGATGATTATCATGTTGTTGTTTATCAGATCCTTTCTTATTTATACCAGCAATTAAAGCAAGGCAATGAAATAGATGTCTCACTTATAAAACATGATAGTAAATATCTGCAGATCAATAGAAAATATTGGAAATATGTAATTATTAGTCTTTTTAATGAAGGATATATCAAGGGAGTAGTAGTTGATGAAGATATTGACGAGAACCTGGAGATATATAATCTGGATAAATGTGAGATTACGCCAAAAGGAATAGAGTATTTGACTGATAATTCAACTATTGAAAAAGCAAAGAGATTTATGAAAGATTTAAAAGATATATTACCGTTTGTATAAACCGACTGATGTCGGTTTTTATTTTACCCAGAATGGAGGTAAATGATGGCCCAGGGTTTAAGAAAACATAGGCATTGTTATTATGAGGTTAATTCTAAATATTATTATGACAATCATAGAAACTGTATGGTAAGGAATACGCACTATGAATGCATGATCTGCGGTCATGAATATCATGAAGTATCAGAATTATCACAAGGACCGCCTAAAGAAAAAAGTAAATCAAGTGTATTGGAAAAGAATAAGAACAGGCATAGGCATTAGATGTCTTTTTATTTTGTCTGAAATAAGAAGAAAGGAGGATAGAAGATGAAGCTAAAAGTTATTCATAATCTTATCGATAAGCAATGCGGTGTTGTCAGATATGTCGATGAAGTATTTGAAGCTGATGAAGAAAGAGCTAAAGAACTTATCAAACTGGGATTTATCAATATAAACTACCATGGAAAAATATAATAAAATACCAAAGTACTTAATACAATTCCGACAATATACATTTTTCTATAGTTTA